GCACACAGAGTATCTGCTATATGGTTGCTACAACAAAGAATGGATCCTAAAAATCCATTATGGAAAAATGCTAAATTAAATGTTCAATTTGTTGAGCAAGGTGTGGCGGAAGGCAGAGAAAATGTTGAACATTTTAACGGTTTAGATTTTTCTATTGAAATAGAAAAAGATGATGAATATGTTGATGATGACGACACTGATAATCAAACAATATATGTCAAAGCCTTTGCTAACGAAAGAGAATTAGGGCATGTGTTATTCACTATAGACTATGACGGACAAGGCATGATTCTAAAGCCACAAGATTTAGAGGTAGATGAACGCTATCGTGGTCAAGGTATTGCTCAAACAATGTATGACTTTGTTAAGAGTAAAGGTTATAAAATACGCCGTAGTGGTCAGCAGACAGATGCAGGTAGAGGTTTTTGGGATAAACATCGCCCTGAACAGAATGTTTGGGAAGACGCTGAATCCTCAGACCGTGTTATATTCATAGGCAACGATACTGCTATTGTGGGACAAGAACATGGCAAGCGATTACAGTTATCAGATTCTGCCGCTGAACGAGTACAAGACATTGCCCAACGCCACGGTGCTTGGTACGAAGGCAACGGCATGGATCAGAAACTTACCAAAGGCATCATAGATGATTATGAAGGTAGTTGGGATGATGATTTACTATCTCCTGCCATCAAAGGATATCCTGCACCATTTTTGTATGTGTTGTTTTCTAATATAAAAGAGAATGATACTATAGAAGGCAAGATTGGCTTTGATCCTGACTCTACAATTTTTGATAGAATACTTGACACACAACCGTCTACAAATTATTTTGTAGATAGAAAATTTGATGCCGACACATTGCAAAAATTTTTTAAATCAGTAAGCGAAGGACCTTATGATTTTCTAGAATTAAGTCAATTACCTGCTACAGAAAAAAATGTTAGAAAGTTTTTTACATTAGGCGAAAAACTAATGTTCCCTAAAAATTGGGAAGAATATCCCTATCGTGCAGGCCGTGTAGCAAAATCTGTTAATGACTTGCGTGATAAATTTTTAGCCACAAGAAAGAAGGGCGTGTATGTGGCAGGTAGTGATCACCTCAAAGCAGTGCAGCAATTTTTAGATCAACCTAACAACTCAGTAGTAACAGAATTATACGAACCAGAAAACAGTTTTCCATTAAACTGGTATCCTAGTGATGATCCTAAAGAGGCATCTGCTAGGGCATATGACCGTAATCGTGGCTACATAGACATAAAATTTACACCAGTAAGTGATGACGCAGTTGAAGTTGAATTTAGCCGTAATGATAGTTATGATATGACAGGCGGCGGGGACGCAAGTAGAGTGTTAGGAACAGTGTTAAATGCTTTTCGTGAATACTTAAAAGGATATCAACCTAAAATACTCATATTCAGTTCAAAGGGCGCAAGCCGTAGCAAAGTATATCAAAACCTAATAAACCGTTTTGCCTCAACCGTAGGTTACAAACAATTTGATACTAAAAAATTAAGCCCTGAAACTCAAGAAAGGTTAGCCTTCAGTGGTGGCGATGTTATGGTTCTTAGAAAGATGTACAATCCACAAGTGACAGAAGATTCGGATAGTGATATTAAGTTATCCCACAGCATGTCTCCTGATATGTTATATGTTAATGCTTCACACAATGGTTCAGATGCCGGTGGAGCAAGATTTAGAAATATAGATGGAGTATGGACAGGGGATATAGTCCATGTGTATCCTCAATTTCGTCGTCAAGGTATAGCTACTAAGATGTATAACTATGCAGAAGATTTAGTTGGTAAAATTATTCCTAGTAAAACACTGAAACCAAAAGGAAAAAAGTTTTGGGCTAATAGAGTTAAGCAAGATGTGACAGAAGCACCATTAGCAGACTATCAAACAATGGGTGACTTTGATAAGCCAGGACCTTTTAGAGGCGTTGATAAAAAATTAGTACCACATCCAACTAATCAATTAAAGACTGCAAAGTTCTTTGAACAAACTCCATATGATTTTAGATTGTTCTTCAGTAATATACCTGGCACAGGTAAGTATAGTGAACACGGACCAATGGATGCGAATTCTATTCGTGCAATCTTTAAAGATCAAGCAGAAAACATAATTCAAAATAGTGAGAACGCAATTACTGTTGTGTTTGTAGGTAACAAAGGTGATAGTAAAGTTATGCTAACACCTTGGATGATGGCACATAGAATAGGTCATGCTGTACAATCAGGTAGCATTGTAGGTAGAAATGCAGGTCCATGGAAAGCAGCAGAGCAACATTTATTCAATACGATGAATGGTATACTCAATGAATATTATGGCAAACCAAATAACAACCGGTATGACACATCCATCGACTGGAGTCGTTCAGCAGAGTACTCTGCATTGTTTAATTATATTGGTACACAGCGTAGTAGCCGTCAAGGCGAAATACGTAGACCTTACGAATTCCTATATGAATTATTTGCTCAGTATTTAGGTACAGGAAGAATACAACTGAATCCATTGCCAGTAAGTTTGGGTTACGGAAGACAAGCATGGGGTAAACAAACTCGCGGTCTATACTTAAAACCTGACTATCGTGATGATGCCAGCCGCACTGATGCTACAGATATTTTAGCAGGAGATATGCAATACATGTTTGATGATGTATTGTCTAGCTTAGTTGGAAAAATATTGGTAATGTAAATACTTTTTACTCCAAACTAGTTGTTTATTTTACACATCTATGCTATACTATATAGATGATCAAATTGCTCTTCCCCTTACCAAAAAAACTTGTTATCGCATTTAGCGGTGGTGTGGATAGTGTAGCCATTGCTGATTTCCTACGCCGTAAGCATGATATCACATTAGCATTTTTTCATCATGGTACAAAGACGAGCGATATGGCACATAGTTTTGTGCAAGATTTTGCTGGTGCTAGAGAATTACCATTAGTAGTTGGTCATCTAACTAAACCATATCCAGATGGTGTAAGTAGTCAAGAGTTTTGGCGTGACGAGCGTTATAACTTTTTGGATAAGTTTGTTGACCCAGTTGTTACAGCACATCATTTAGATGATTGTGTTGAAACGTATATTTGGTCATGTATGCATGGCAACCCAAAAGTTATTCCGTCACATAGAAATAATGTGTTACGACCATTTCTTACAACAACTAAACATGACTTAATTGATTGGGCAGAACGACACGATTGTGGTTGGATCAATGATGAATCAAACAATGATACCAAATACATTCGTAACTATATCAGACATGAGTTATTACCGCATGCACTTCATGTAAATCCTGGCTTACCAAAACTAGTAAAGAAGTTAGTATTGGATAAACAAAAACTTGCAACACAATAAACAAATAGTATATAATAACACTCTTTTACAAAGGAAATTAAATGGACACAAGAACTTTTTCAGCAGACCAAAAATTAAAACTTACCCAACTAATCAACGAAGGTATGCAAGTCATGCAAGAAGTTGAAACATTGAATGGTGGCTTGAGTGATACCATTAAAGCAGTAGCAGAAGAACTAGAAGTAAAACCAAGTGTGCTTAAAAAAGCTATCCGTGTAGCACACAAAGCTGAATTCGGAAAGACACAACAAGAACAAGAACTATTAGAAACTATCCTTACAACCGTAGGCAAAACACTTTGATAGATGCCGTATCTAGCATCTTACAATGGATAAAGGATGATTGGGCATCTAACCGTATACGTTTTATTATTGAAATCACTGCTTGGGCTGCATCTATTGGATGTGCAATTACAATGGCAGTTACAGTACCCAATCCTCCACTCCTTATTCTATATCCTATTTGGATTGCTGGTTGTGCTATGTATGCTTGGGCTGCTTGGAGTCGTAAATCTTTTGGCATGTTGGCTAACTATATATTGCTCACTACCATTGATACGATTGGGTTGGTAAGGATGATATACTAATGTCAACGATATTATTAATACTTGCATACTGGGTAGGTACAGGATTTTTTATTTCAATATTAATGTATGCTGCACTGCAGTTTGCAAATTTATGTGCCTATATTGTTGACATTTTTACTACAAAAGATAAAATACACGAATGAGTTATATTGATGCAATTCATGACCGTGACGGTGATAAAATTCATGTAGTTGAAAGAACTGCAAATGGTAAACGTGCTTATCGTGAATATCCTGCTAACTATGTATTTTATTATACTGATCCTAAGGGTAAGTATCGCAGTATATACAGTGATCCGGTAAGTAGGTTTAGTTCACGTAAGCGGGGTGAGTTTGAAAAAGAAAGGCGCATACATTCAGGCAAAAAATTATTTGAAAGTGATATCAATGTAGTTTTCCGTTGCCTTAGTGATAATTATTTAGGTGCTGAACCTCCTAAGCTACACACGTGTTTCTTTGACATTGAAGTTGACTTTGATCCTGAAAAGGGCTTTAGTCCTACTACTGATCCTTTCAATCCAGTAACTGCAATTTCGTTATACTTAGATTGGTTAGATCAATTGATTACTTTATGCATAGCACCAAAGCATATGAGTGATGAAACTGCAACTGAGATAACTAATCAGTTTGAAAACTGTTTGCTATTCAATTCTGAAATAGAAATGTTTGAAACCTTCTTTCAATTGATTGAAGATGCAGATGTATTGACTGGTTGGAACTCAGAAGGATATGACATACCTTATATGGTAAATCGTGTTACTAGAGTGATGAGTAAAGATGACACACGTAAGTTTTGTCTACTTGGTCAATTGCCAAAACCACGTACATATGAAAGATTCGGTAAAGAAGAACAAACATACGACTTAATTGGTCGTATTCATATGGACTATTTACAATTGTATAAGAAGTATAATTATGAAAGTCGCCACAGTTATAAACTAGATTTCATCGGTGAAATGGAAGTTGGTGAAAACAAAACACAATATGAAGGTACACTTGATCAATTGTACAACAAAGACTTTAAAAGGTTTTTAGAATACAATCGTCAAGATACTATGCTGTTAGTTAAGATTCACAACAAACTAAAATTTTTAGATTTAGCAAATGCACTTGCGCATGAAAACACTGTGTTATTGCCCACTGTTATGGGTTCAGTTGCAATGATTGAGCAAGCAATTTTTAATGAAGCACATGAACGTGGATTAGTTGTACCCGATAAATCAAGAAAGGATAATAATGATGAACAGCAAGCCGCAGGTGCCTATGTTGCTACGCCGAAAAGGGGAATGCATGAGTATGTCGGAGCCGTTGACATCAACTCGCTCTATCCCTCGGTTATTCGTGCCCTTAACATGGCCCCAGAAACAATCGTTGGGCAAGTTAGACAATCACTCACTAATCATTACATGCGAGAAAAAGGATTAAGACTCGCAAGTGAAAAGAAACGTCACAAAGAAGGTGATGATGCGGTAACAGGCAGTATTTTGTGGGAAGGTTTATTTGGTGCATTGGAATATGCTTCAATTATGAATCAAGAACGTGGCACTATGCTTACTGTTGACTTTGAAGATGGTCGCAGTGTTGAAATGAGTGCAGCAGAAATATGGAAGATGATATTTGATAGTCATAAGCCTTGGATGCTTAGTGCTAACGGTACTATCTTTACATATGAGCAAGAAGGCGTGATCCCAGGTCTACTCTCACGCTGGTATAGTGATCGTAAAGATATGCAGAAGAAACTAAAAGAATCAACAACAGACAGTGACCGTGAGTATTGGGATAAACGTCAATTAGTTAGAAAGATTCTACTCAACTCTGCATATGGCGCACTATTGAATGAACATTGTCGTTTTTACGATAAACGCATTGGGCAAAGTGTTACATTAAGTGGTCGTCAGATTACTAAACACATGATGAGCCAAATCAATGAATGTATCGCAGGTGAATACAATCATGAAGGTGATGCAATCGTATATGGTGATACTGACTCATGTTATTTCAGTGCATTTCCTATATTAAAACCACAAATTGATTCTAATGAATTGCATTGGGACAAAGAACTGTGCATTGGCTTATATGATTCAATTGCTGATCAAGTTAATGAAAGTTTTCCTGCATTTATGGAACGTGCATTTCACGCACCAAGAAAGAATGGATCTATCATCAAAGCAGGTCGTGAACTAATTGGTGAGCGCAGTATCTTTATTACAAAGAAACGATATGCTATTAACATCTATGACAAAGAAGGTAAGCGTAAAGATGTGAATGGTAAATCAGGACAAATTAAAGCTATGGGTCTTGATTTGAAACGAGCAGACACACCTAAATACGTGCAAGACTTTTTAATGAGTGTACTAGAAAGAGTACTTGATGGTGCTGAACGTGAAGAAGTTGTTGAGATGGTTAAGAAATTTAAAAATTATATGAGTGAACAACCTAGTTGGACTAAAGGAAGTCCTAAAGGTGTTAACAATTTAACCATGTACGGCGACAAAGAAAAAGCACAAGGTAAAGCAAACATGCCTGGTCATGTACGTGCAGCATTGAATTGGAATAGATTACGACAAGCAAACAGTGACAACTATAGTCAAAAAATTGTAGATGGTATGAAGATTGTTGTTTGTAAACTTAAGGCGAATCCACTTGGTTATACGAGTATTGCGTATCCTACGGACGAATTACGTTTGCCACAATGGTTTATTGAATTACCATTTGATGATGAAGCAATGGAACAAACATTAATCGATGAAAAGATTGATAATCTACTAGGAGTATTAGATTGGGATATACGCAAAAGCACAGATACACATACAACCTTTGATGATTTCTTTTCAATTGGTTAAATTTGTTTTGCTTTTCGCAATAAATTCCGTTATAATACACACAATATATTCCTAAATACTACAAAGGAGAAAGAATATGAAGGACAATTTACAAGATTTAATTTCTCATATTCATGGTCTAAGTGACATTGATGTTATAAAGATTATGGGTACTGATACTGAAACTAGTTTTGCCGCAGTTTCGCAAGATGAAAATGGCAAAATCGTAATTGAAGGATCATTCAAAAATGCTGATCCAGAATTTATTGGTACGTTTGGTATGCCAAATCTAAACAAACTAAAAACAATTCTTGGATTTGATGAATATGACGAGAACTCAAAAATAAGTACAAAACGTGATAATGACGTAGCAAAATCTATTCACTTTGAAAATAAGAATGGAGACTTTGTTAATGACTATCGTTTAATGGCAGAGTCAATCGTAAAAGAAAAAGTAAGTACAGTGATTTTCAAAGGTGCGACTTGGAACATTGAATTTAATCCCACTGTTGAAGGTATCGGTCGTCTTAAAAAGCAAGCGCAAGCAAACAGTGAAGAAAATAGATTCAAAGTTAAAATTGAAAATAGTGATTTAAAAATTCACTTTGGTGATCCTGCAACTCATAGTGGTAGTTTTGTATTTTATCCTAAAGTACAAGGTACACTAGCGAATGTATTGCAATTTCCAGTAAACCTAGTAATTCAGGTTTTAAATATGGCAGGTGACAAAACTATGCGTATCTCTGAACGCGGTATACTTGAGATTACAATTGATAGTGGTATTGCAACATATCGTTATCTGATTCCAGCACAAACAAAATAATTTAATGGAAAAAGATAATCTAACACAAAAGCATAATAGTGACTGGGCACTGTTCTTACCCGCGCTCAGTACATTTTATATTACTGGGTTGGGCAAACAGCGTAAAGGTGAAAATTATTTTCCATCTGAACGAATACCACAAGGTATTTCTGATCTTGAATCATTAAATTTTCTCAACAGTCAACAAGCACTGTTCCCATATAAGTGGGCATTATATAGTGCAGGTCATGCTGAACTTGATCCTAGTAAGCAAGGCAATAGTGAAAGTATTGTGCATGAACGTGAAAGTGGTACTTTCTTGTTGGGCGATAGTGGTGGATTTCAAATTCTAAAAGGTCAATGGCCTGCTGACTGGAAAGATCCTAATTGTCCACGTGCTAAAAAGAAACGTGAACAAGTACTAAAGTGGATGGATACATACATGGACTATGGTATGGTTCTTGATATTCCATCACAGTCACTAACGACTTACCATTTGAAAGATAAGAATGGTAATAGTGTACATGGTATCAAAACTATTGAAGATGCTATTACTGCTACCCATATCAATAACAAATATTTTATTGAAAATCGTAGTGGCAAATGCAAATTCTTAAATGTATTACAAGGTCGCAGTCATCAACAAAGCGATGATTGGTATCAGGAGATGAAGGATTATTGTGATCCTAAAAAATATCCTGATAATCATTTTAATGGTTGGGCATTCGGAGGTCAGACAAAAATTGATATCAGTCTTTTTCTTAAGCGTTTGGTACATATTATCCATGATGATTTACTCCAGCCTGGAGTTCACGATTGGATTCATTGCCTTGGCACATCTCAAAAGGTTTGGCATACTTCAATAATACATTTGAGCATAATAGCAAGTGGTCATATCAAATGGAAAAAACTGCGGAAGCCAAAAAATACGCAAAAGATACTAGACCATTTAAGGATGCCGTGCTAGCTGACGGTATCCATAAAGTATTTACTGACAGTCCGATAACTGCTAGAATGACAATTAATGATTTGTGTTACAGAGGCGTAGGATTTATTGGGCAGCACAACAAAGAAACAAAAACTAGTTGGGACACATTAAGTTACACACTAATACAAGGTCACAACGTATATCAACATATGGTAGCAGTACAAGAAGCTAACAGAAAATATGACAATAGTATCATGCCTAGTATGTTAATACATGAACAGTTTGATAAGGTCTTATTCAAAGATGTAGTTGATGAAATTATTTCTCAACCTACAAGAGAAAGTGCATTGAATAAGATTGAAGAATATAATTGGTTTTGGAATCAATTTAAAAGCGGTAGTCAAGGTTTTAGTGGTAAGAAAACTACTAACTCAATGACAAATTTTGATAAATTTTTTGATATGGCAGTGTTTACTAATTCTCAAGAGGAAGAATCTGTTGAAGATATCATTGATGATATTGAGATACTAGAAGGTGAAGAGATGTGGGCTAGCCGTGTTATTGATGAAAACAAGGAGTAATATGTATAAAGCTAAAATTCAACACTTAACAGAAATGCATAATGTTCTTAATAAACAGATTGATGATATGGAACGTGATCATCCTCATGTTGAAGTTGAAAAATTAACTGAGATGAAAAAACGTAAGCTACAACTTAAAGACGAAATAAGCCGTCTAAACAAATTGCAGTGGGAACATGAACATGAACATTTAGACTACGGAGATGATAGATGATTCAGGCTGAACGAGAAAAAATTGAAAGGGTAATGAATGAAGCACCTAGAAAAATATGGGTTACTTTTCAAAAAGAGGGTATACACAAATATCCTGCAGCACTGGAAAATCCTTTACTTGAAGATGTTAGCTTTCTTGGCTATCCTCATAGGCATATCTTTCACTTCAGGGTGTCAATCGACGTATGGCACAATGACCGTGATATCGAATTCATACAATTCAAACGGTGGCTTGAATCATTGTATTCAGGGGAACAAAATTGTTTGCGACTGGACTACAAAAGTTGCGAAATGATTGCCGATGACCTCTATTTAAGAATTGCAGATCGGTATCCAAACCGAAATGTAGTAATCAGTGTATCCGAAGATAATGAAAATGGCTGCGAGATACACTACAATTTAACTAAACCGTATCAACAACTTTCAATTTAAAGGAAATAAAAATGGGTAAACCAGCAATTCAATCTAATCCTAAAGTTCAACAAATTTTTCATGATTTAGAAAAATATAAAGAATTCTGTGTAGACTATGGGTATGTATTTGACGAAGCACACTTATATGATATGAAGCAGTTTGCGTATCGTCAACATACAAAACAACTTGCAGGTAAACAACCTAAAAACAACTGGATCGAAAACAGTAGACCTTAATAAAATTAATAAGGAAAAAATGCGTAAACTCTATTACATGGGTCTTGAACCCTACAAAGCTAGATATACTTTACAGTTGCAAGAGTGGAATCGTGCGGTGTTTGAACGTAGGGGGATAGACTATGTAATAGTGCCAGGTGATACATTAAGTAATGATAAAGCAATTGTAACCGGTCAAGTACTTGATGCACATGGTCGCACATACTTTGGTATGAGCCAAATGATGAATCTTGTTAAAATGATGAAGGCTGGAGAATTAAATCATGCAGATGTTGTATACTTTGAGGACATGTTTCAACCAGGTATCGAAAGCTTACCTTATATTCTCAATCAAATTGATAGTGTTAACCGTCCTCGCATTGCCGTTCGCTGTCTTGCACAAACTATTGACCCCGATGATTTCGTTCATGTGTGGGGTATGCAAGAGTGGATGGGTCACTATGAAAAAATGGTTGACTCGTTCGCAAACATAATTCTTGCAACTAATGAAGAAATGGTTTCACATATGAAGATTGCTGGTTGGAAGGGAAAGATTTATAATATCAGTGGTCTTGCATTTGGTAAAGATGAAGTTCGTAATAGAGTAAGTGAATTAAAACCTTTTCATCAAAGAAAATTGCGTGTTTGTTTTGCAGCACGATGGGATCAAGAAAAGCAACCTGACTTTTATATGGATTTGATTGAAGAATTTCATAGAAGAAGTAAGATGGCTTATTGGGAAGGCTACGAGCAACATGAGATTGAGTTTGCAGTGTTTAGTGGTAGCAAATTAAAATCAAATAACAGTAGTTATATGGAAAGAACTAAGCGCCTTGTAGACGAAGGTAAGCTTGTTGTATATGAAGATTTAGAAAAGGACGATTACTATGCCCTCCTTAATGATAGCCGTGTTTTATTCAATTGTGCGTTACAAGACTGGGTCTCAAACACAGTCAGTGAAGCCGATGCTCTTGGCTGTAATGTGTTATATCCTGCTTATCGTAGCTTTCCTGAAACATTCGCCAATG